CAGTATTTTCACTGTCACTTTCTTCAAGCTCAATTATATACTCTATAATCTCTGCTATTTGTTCTGTGTTTTCTTCTACATCACGAATGAGATTTGTGCGATCCGTTGCATTGTTTTCAATAGTAAGAGTTTCAACTTGCTCTGTTAGCCCCTCGATAATTGATGCTTGGGAACTAGCGTACCAGATACCACCGCCCACAGTTGAAACAATGGCTACCACCGCACTTGCGGCAACCGCTATGTTAACCTTGGGCAGATCCACATATCACCTATTCAGCCGCTTCTAGTTTTGTTTCCAGGGAAGCGGCTAGCTTTTCAGCGAAAGCCTCACGAGCAACAGTCAGTTGATCAAAGTTAAAACGTGCGTTGGCTAACTTGGCATCGAAATCTTGCACATGGTGAAGCCATGTCTTTTGCTCATCAGTAAAATCTTCCAGGCTGTATTCAGCCCCATCGATTGTAATAGTATCGCTATCCATCTCTATCCCTCTAATGCCGCTACTTTAGTTTCAAGGGTTTCTATTTTTGCTATGGCCTCTTTAAGTGCAGCCGTTAGCAATGGCACCAGTTTACTTTGGTCAATGCCTTGCATCAATGGTATCGTATTCCCATCACTATCTAATTTATTATCGCCTACTTCAAAACCATCTGGAATTTCTTCACCTTCGTTCCAAACTTCTAAACCGTCTTTTTTACCTTCAACAGCTTGTGGAACAACAGTTGCAGCTTCATGCGCTATAAAACCATCAAGAGGTGTATTAGTATCATCTGCTATCCAGTTAAAACGTCTGGGCTGTAGTTGTTTAACTTTAGTAATGGCATCTGTTAAATCTACTATATTTTCTTTTAATCTATAATCTGACGAGGTGTTATATGCAGTAGATGAACTACCAACTGAAATACTTCCTACACCAGTAGTTGCATTATGAAATCTTATAATTTCTCCAGCGCCATTTCTGTTCAAAAAGAAATTCATAGTGCCAGTAGAACTTATATTATGGGAACCATTATTGAAAAAGTTTGTACCGTTTGTTGAAGAATTACTAAATACGTTTGTCGTAGCACCTATATCAATTCGACCAGTGCTGTTGATACGCATACGTTCTACGGTGTTAGTTTTAAAAATAGATGGAGTTGCTTCAGTTGTTTCTATGATTAATTCAGAACCTGGGTTTGAAACAATAGCCGCAATTCGTGTGTTACTGGAATTATGAAAGTCTAAGTTTGAGCCACTAGAACCTGTTTTGAGTGTTACATTTGTAAAACCAGAAAAAGAACTAGGCGAAGCAGTAGAAATTCCAACATTACCATTGCCATCTATACGCATACGTTCACTACCACCAGTTTGATAAATTAACGCTGGATAACTTGCGTTTTCTGTGTCTTGTGCATTAAATATTACGCCAGCATCACTTTGACCACCATTAGCAACAGTTGATATTGAAAGACCTCTACTTGCATTATTACCACCAGTAATTATTACTTGCTCAGAATTAGTTGCCCCATTTATATGTAAATCACAATCTGCGCTGGCAACTCCAATCCCAATGTTTCCATCACTATCAATCCTCATGCGCTCAGTAGGACTAGCACCGTCAGAACCGTCATTAGTTCTAAATATTAAATCGCCTTTTTCATCGTCAGCCGTACCATCATGGCTTGCTTGTATTTCAGCTAGTGTGCTTTCTTCACCGCCAGACTGTTGACCTTTAAAAATAACCTTACCTTCACGCCCACCGTCTGTATCTTCATGCGTATTGTTTACTAATGTAACTTCTGGTGATGTGTCTGTAGCTGTAACATCTTGTATATTAGCTAATGTAGCACCAACACTACCAGCCCTTGCGCCTATATATCCACCCATTAGGTTATCTCCATGTACGACATTGTAACCGACAGCTTGTCAGCTACGCTACAATCAACCTTTAGAATATCACCAACATTCATGTTTATCTTTCCTTCGAGTGGCACAAGTGTTGAGCCGCTAGGAATGGCAACATCCTTAATTAAAAATGCTGTAGTGTTTTGTGTTTGGCTAGTTTGTGTTGTTGTACTCTCTAACGTCACACTAGCCGTAACCTGAGAAGTATGCACATTAGCAAGTGTCATACCTAGCATAACTATCGTGCTTCCTGTCTGCACTGTGTAGATAGTCTCTGGCGTACCAGCACTAGCTGGCGCAAGATCCCTTGTAATTACCTTAAATGTATTTGCCATCTTAGCCTCCTAGAGCTATCGCTAATGCAGTTGCCTCGTCTACTGTTGCTTTCTGCGCTATTGTTGAAATGTTACTTGCTACTGTAGTAATGTCAGATGCTATGCCAGCAACAGTTGCTATATCATTTGTTTGAGTAGAAATAAGATTTCCCATACCATTACCATGACTTGTGCAATAATATTGGGCTGGCATTGTGCCAGTAGTAGGAACAGCTATAACTACACTTGCTCCAGCACTTCCAGCAGTACCGTTTACTGTGACACCTGTTGTATAAGAATTACCACCAGAGTCTTTAAATGCTAATGGATGCCCAGATACTGAAGAATTACTTACATCAAATGTATAAGTAAAACCTTTGACAAGAGTTAAAGGTGGATTAGCAATACCATTTAAATAAAAAATATTTCCTGTTCCACCACCACCATATAAACTTCCGCTAGCAACCGTAACAGTAATATTGGCAGTAGCATTAAACATAGCAGCTAAAGAATTTAACGTTGATATACTTGTTGCTACACTAGCTAAGTTAGATTGGTTTATCCCAGCTACCGTAGTTACGTTGGCTGAAATGCCAGCTACTGTTGTTACGTTACTAGAAATGCCAGCTACTGTAGTTACATTAGATGAAATACCAGCAACAGTATTTATATTAGTTTTATTGCTATCTACATTTACAACATTTGTTTTTACAGCAGCTAATCCTGATATTGCATCTGTAGCTGTTGTACCGTCTTCGATGTCAGCTAATGCAGCAATATCATTACTAATATTAGCTATAGTACCAACATCTGCGATCTTTGGACCAGCTTCTGGAACACCAGTGCTAGCATTAAAACCAAGCACTGTACCTTTACGAGATGCAAGTAATGGCAACTGGGTATCAACTGCACTATCAAAATCAATTAGTTTCAAAGATCTATTAACATCATCTTGAAGGTCAGCTGTAATAGCAACAAGCCTATCAAGCTCTGTATTCAAAGAAGCAATATTAAATGGACCTGATGACGGAAAGTCTGTTGTTCGATCTAAGTCTATAGATCTTGTAATAACAACTGTAGAACCACCTGATATACCAGTTACACTATTGCCAGATGTAGTTGTTATTGTGCCAGTAGATCCATCACCACCAGATACAGTGTAGTGTGTTGTTAAAGTTTTTAATGTGCCATCAACAAAAAAGTTTAAATCATCGTTATCAAAAAACTCAAAAGGCACAGCAAAAGATGTTTGAGTTGCACCTTGAGCAACTGTGTAAGACACCCTTGGATTGTTATCTGATAAATTAATCGTCATGATTTACCTCTTTTTTATGGAAATAGCAGTGAAGATTAAAAGTGGCAACGCACAAAAAGTTAATATCTACCAAAGATTGGTATGTCGTCACCTAATCCTTCACCCAATGCTCTTGTATGCTCATTAACAAAACCTTTCATAAACCAAAGTTGCATAAAAGGCATTCGTCTAATAAAATCTTTAGCTCCTTCACCAAAGTCACCATACACCATGTCATTCATAGCTCTTGTATAATCACTTACAATTGCTGGGCCAGCACCAGCAAATGCTAAAGAAGCATCTACACCACTTTGTTCTTGTGGAAATTTAGGTTCAAACACACCTAAACCAGCATAATTCTTGCCACTCAAAGCTAGTGAGGTTGCCATGCTTGTGTAATAAAGATCTGAATATAAAGCAGCAGCGCCAGAATAATCGAATGATCGAAGTAGTTTATCTTGTATACTCATCTCTAGCCAGTCAGGTGTTTTGTATTCAAGAACCATATATCCTAGCCCCATCATCCAAAGAGTACCCCAAACTTGAGACTTCATTTGACCTGTACCGTAAGCAGCTGTTGTTTTGTTTAAGGCTGCAAGCGTAAATGAGTAAAACTGAAATGGCAAAGAAAGTAATCCGCTTTCAATACGAGAGTAACCTTTGTATTTAGGATCTTCATCTAAACCAAAACGCTTACCAATTCGAGTTGGTATTAGAGCAATACCATCAGCCATAATTGGTCTGTCAGATGGTGTTGCTTGCATAATAGTATTTAAAATACCTGATGACATAGATCTTTGGAATGTAGTTTTTAGTGCTTCATCAGGCCATTCATCTGTATTTGCATAAATTAAACCAGACTCACCACGTTCTATTGGCATTTCTGTTAATTTTTTAGAGTCTTCAACACTAATATTATATCTTCGAAGGTATTCTTTTTCTGCTTTTGTTATTTTGTTAGGAGTTTTTGTTTCTTTTATTGCAAGATTTAACAAGTGATCTTGTCTAAGAACGCCATCAAGACGTTTTAACTCTCTAGTAACAGGAGTAAGTAAGTTAAGCATATAGAAAACATCTTTACCCTTACTCCACATATTGTGTGTTAATGGATTACCAATAGCGTCATCACTTAATCGAGTAGATGCACTAAATAACCTACCTTCTAATGCTTCACCAGCTTTTGCTGCTTCTCTCGAAGACACTCGTACCTTTTCATCACTAATCAAACCGCCAAGAGCTTTCATAGTTTTAAAAACACCATGCTCTGCCATAATTCTACCAACCTCAGTCATTGAGGTGATACCACTACTGCCCATATAATTAAGTGTAGCTATATCTTTTATCGCTTGAGCAAAGCGTTGACCTCTAGAATATGGAGTTCTTAATGCTGCACCCATAACCCGATCATATCCAACACGAATATCTCGCATTGTTCGATCAATGTCTTTCATGCTTCTACCTTTAAGCATCATTCTGTTTTCAGCTGTATCAATTACTTCTTCGAAGTCAGCACCAAACTTTTTACGAAAAGAATATCTTGGAGCAACTCTAGCATTATAAGCTGCCATTAATTCAACAGGATTTGTAACAATAAAATCAACGACTAGATTGTTTGGTATATCTAATGTCCTATGCATAAAGTGTTTAGATTTGCCATAACCAAAGAAAGCATTCTCAAATGACGTTGTGTCAGGATCATCTAGTATTTTATTAATAACATCATCAGCACGTTTTTCTCTAGCAGATAAATTTGTTTTAAATGTTTTTCGAGACAATGGATTTTCTGGTGTCCACATAATACCATCTGGGTTTTCTTTAAACCACTGAACTAATATCTGTTTTAAACCTTCACGGTTTTTCTCAATAGCAGCTGTGTTCCAATATCGAGGTGTAAACTTAATTTCATTAGATGGCATTACCTCTTCTGCTTTTAGTCTTTCTATAGTTTCTTCTACTTCTTTGATTTGCCCAGAGTAATCATCAATACGATTAGATACACGATCTTTAAAAGCTTGCGCTTTTGCACTCTTACCTTTTATTTTATTTAAAGTATCAAGATTCTCATCCATTTTTATTTTAAGAAAATCTAAACGTCTTTCATAATGTGGTAGTGTTCCAATAAGACCAACTTCTTTTAATCTTTTTTCCCAACGATTAAAAAACTCATCCATATTATTTATAGCTTGTTGCTCAAATTGATTTGTTGGTTCTTCACCTTTTATTCTTTTACGACTAGCCTCATTAACAAAATCATTAAAATCTCTTGGTTTTAATGGATAGCCATAAAAATCCATATTACCAGTGTCAGAAGACTTTGCCTGAACTTTTAAAAGATTATTATATAAAGTATTAAGCTCTGCCTTATATTGTGCCTGTTCAACGAATACAGAAGTGCCAAGCACTTGATCATTTTGATGTGCCACCATTCTCATACCATTGTCACCAAAGATACCATAAGCTAATCTTTTGGTTTCATCATCTAAATTATCATCTTGGAATACACGTTTACCTATTGTTGTTGCTGCTCGATATAACCATGATTTTGTAAACACAGTTTCTGCTAATGAAGCGCCACCTTCTTTTGGTACAAAAGCTTCTTGAGCTTGCTCAATATCATTAGTTGTATTTCTAATAACAGCTGGTGCAGATCCTCTACTTAAAATACCACCAAGTGTTCCAAACGCAGAACCAACAGCAAACCCAGCACCAACATTTAATGCAAACTCTGCACCAGTAGCTGTTGGGTCTGTGGCATATATTAAACCCTCTTGTGCAGCTGTAATTGCACCAACTGATGCACCAGTTCGAAGTGCTTGCATACCAACACTAGCACCGCCAGTTAAAGGAATAGCAATGAGATTAATAGGATCAAATAAAGAAGCACCAAGCTGTTGACCAAAAGATGCCTGGCTAAGAACCCTTCTTCGATCTAATGATTCTTCAGATATTCTTACTAATTCATCAAACTCTTCTTGAGTATGTGCGCCAAGCAAAGAAGATGAATAATCATTTAAATGATCTGGTATTTGAGGAAAGGGATCAAAGCCTTCTTCTCTAAAACTTGTAGATCTATTTGATTGAAACTTAACATATTCAAAAAGAGGATCGTATGCTCGACCTACTGATGCAGAAACAACTTCACCAAATGATGGTCGATTGTCATCTGGAGTAGCACGAAATCGTGTATCCATCTGTCCTTGAATATAATCAAAAGCATTATCCATTAAAATGATGGACCTTGTGGTGTTGTGCCAAATCCAGAATATCTTTCAGCAATAGTAGGATCAGCATTTTGCGCTCTAATTCTATCAGCTTCATCTTTGGCAGCTGCTGCTCTTGCTTGTGCTTCTAACTCTGATCTTTTCATAGCTTGATCATTTTGCTCTTTAAAACCTCTAGCCTCTGCCATTTCAGAATTTATATCAAATGAAGGCCATAATGCTTTACCATCTTTTTCAACAATAAATGGATCAAGAATAAGAATCCCATCCCTTCTGCTAACTTGATAAGTTAAAAATTTTGGATTGGCTTTTGTTGCATCTGGTGCTGGAGAAAGAACTACCATAGATTTACCTTCAAATCTTGGGTCTTCAAACCATTCAAACTGTCCCTCAAGAAAACCTTTTGTTCTTGTTGTAAAACCTATTGGAAAACTTTCATTAGGATCAAACAATATAGCATCTAAACTTTTAAGTTGTTGATTTAAAACAGCATGAATATCACTTACTTCTTCTCCATTGCGAGTAAGTTTATCTAGTGACATTCTTGTTTTCTTTCGACCCTCTACTGGCCTATCAAAATCTACAACAACACCAGCATCACCATATTCACGTTCAAATATATCTTTTAATTTAGTTTTTATATCTTCTTGTGTATAACCAAGACCAGCAAGTTGTGTTGCAAGATTCTTAAAATCATCACTAATATGATTATCTATGTTATCTTTACCTACAGCAGAATTTAAAATGTCATTCATTATTGTTTTTTTATCATCTGCAGAAGCACCTAAAGTATTTTCAATAGTATTTTGAGTAACTTCTGTTTTCCGACTAATCATAGCATCTATAGCTTCTTGTGTTGTTTTGTATAATCCAGCATCTATACCTTCAATCATTTCATTAAGCATAACTTTTTTTATATTAGTTGCTCTATAACCACCAAGAGCATCTCCAAAAACATCTTTTGGAGAGCCATAACCTGTGTAAGAAGTAAGAGTTCTATATAATGATATTATAGCATCAGGATTTGGAGTCGTACCTCTTTGAACCATAATATTTAAAGCATCAACCAATTTTTGTGGAGGCACTTTAGCCATAACATGAATAGCTTCTGGGTTATTTTGCCAAGTTGCAGGATTATAAATATCAATACCGTTTCTAGTATTAAACTCATCTACTGTTGTTCTTGAATCAGCTGTATTTGGATCAGCTTTACCCTCAAGTATTGTTTGCATCTTATCTAAAAATTTTCTGTTAGCAGCAGCATCAGCCTCTCTTCGAACAGCATTCCCTCTAAGATCTTCAAGATGTTTTGCTCCAGCATCAATAGCTTCTTCATTCTTTTCAGATAAAATTTTATCACCAAGATTTTTAGTGACACCTTCATCAATATCTGTTTGACCATCAGAATCTATATAACTAATTACATCTTCTATTTGAGAAGACGATAATCCAGAAGCAATGCCATTTATTTCACCACGCAATGCTCCAAACTGCACAATCTTTCCAAGAGCATCTTGTGTAACTGGATCAAGCCCAGACTTAGAAACTTTATCTGAAAATATTTCTTCAAAAGATTCACCATTTCTTGTTTTGTCAAATCCACCAGCAAGCTGTGCTGATAGCTCATAAGCTTCATTACTTAAATCTATTTTTAATTGCTGTTCTTTTCGTTGATCAGCAAGTTTACCAATGTCTGTATTTAATAATGTTTTTACAGCAGTATCATTTACATCTGTTGGTACTAATAATCCAAACTCTTTTAATTTATCTACTGTATTTATTTGATAGCTATTTAATTTGCCATTATGAGTGCCAGTTAAAATATAGCTTCTTAACTGATCTTGCTCTCCTTGAGCAGCTGCATTCAAAAGCCAAGGAGTAATAAAAGCCCTCTTTGCTTCTTCTTGCATATTAAGTGATGTTGTGATGCCTAATGGCTTACCATCACCCTCAACCATAGATGTTAAATCTTTTATTTCATCTATTCGAGCTTCAAATTGAGCATTTGTTGCACCAAAAATAGTATCAAAATCTTTTGTTGTATCAATAGCTATATTAGCTTGTTCTGCATAAGATTTTTCTAATGCAAAATTTACATCATTATAAGTTTGCAATAAGCTATTAAGCTTCTCATTTGCTGCAATTTTGTTTGATCGAAGAGCAAAATCTTCATCAGAAACAATAGAAGAGTTATTTGATCTTAACTCGGCAACAACACTAGCTTGATTACTTGGCGTTATTAAATCAGAAACCTGACTATAAACATCTTGAGCTTCTTTTGATAACACTACGTTAGTGCCACCAACTCCAGCTGCTCGAATGATTGCTATTCTATCCTGACGTGAAAGTGTCTGAAACTGTGTTGATAAATATGCCCCAGCTATAGACCCATTTATATTATCTAAGACAATATCAGATGATCCTATTTTAAAACCAGCACCTTCTCCTTCTTTAGTAGCAACTCTTCGCTCTTCAGCTATTTCTTTTGCTTGAGCAACATCTCCTAATCTTGCTTTTTCAATAGCAAGATTTGTACTTTCTAAAGTTTCTGAAGTTATATGTTGAGCAGCATTTGTTCTTGCACGATTGCGCTCTGATCTCATTATATTTACTTTGGCACGTTCTTTAACTTCAGCACCAATATCTAAAATTTGTTGTTGAAATTTGTTATCTTTATCAACAGTCAATAGTCCAGCAAGATAAGACTCAGCAGCTTTATCAAAACCAAGAGGATCTCTATCATATCTTATTGATAGCTCCTCCATTTTAAGTCGAATATCTTTATCAACAGTTTCTACAAATCTTCTTTCAGCTACCTTTTTAAAAGAATCTCTAGCAATCCGACCAAAACCTTCTGGGGCTTCTATGGCTAATGGTTTTCCTTGAGAATCAAACTGTAAAAATTTCTCAGCATCTACAGATAATGCAGCATCAGAACCAGCTTCTTCTGCCTTTTGAGCATCTATTCTAAATGCTCGATCTCTTATAGCTTCACCAGCATCAGCAATAGCTAACCCAACTTGATCAGCACCAGTGTCAAAGTTATTAACGCCTATTCGTTTATTTGTTACACTTACTGTTCTACGAATGACTGCCATAATAAACCTCTAAAATTTTGTACTTGTCATATCATGCAAGCCAGATGCAAAGCTTGAAAAAGTTCTAATGCGTGTTGCAGCTGCTTCATTTTTACCACGCTCTATTTCTAGTAATGATGCAACTGTTTGTTTTCTTGATTCCATTCTTGCTTGGCTTGCCATAACAGTTAGGTCATCAAAAGTAACACTTTTTTGCTCATCAAAAAAAGCTCGAACACTCTGATCAAAATCTCTATTTTTTAAAAGCATCGCTTCATTAGTTGCTATGTCATCAAAGTATTGTTGATAACGTGCAACTTGTTGTTGTGCTGCTTGAGCTTCACCTCGGATACGATCTGTAACCATTGCTTCAGCATTATCTCTTGATGCTTGCTCTTGCGCTTTGGCAGCTTGCATACCGCCAATCAGCTTCATACCTAAACCTATAGCTTGAAAAAACGACATTAGAATATTAACTCCGCTACTAAACCATTGATCTGTAAATCTAATGGTGCATTTTGTGTTATTGTTATTTGAGGATCTGCATTATAACCAAGTAATCTAAACTCTTTTTTGCCAGTAAATGGAGCTAGTTGTTGTGACAAATCATCTGTAACATTTCTTATTATCATTGCTGTTTCATTTACCTTTACAGCTAATGTGTTATTCAAGTCTAGATATACTGTGCCAAGCCCTCTTGGAATACCAGTTATTGGTCCATTGTTTACCTGTGCATCTATTGGATTTGTTGTTAGCTCAACATCAAAGTTAAATCCTATTTCAGCTGATGATAGTGAAGCATCAACAGAAGATACGTTTATATTGCCACCACTTACAGTAAACTCTCCAATATAATTGTTACCATTAACAACTCTTAATACAGCACCATTATTAAAATCTGCTGACACATTAAATACACCACTAGATCCGCTATATGTTTTTGCCATATCTAAATTAAATGTAGAGTCAAATTCACAAAGAATTATTTTCTTTGTACCATCTCCAAGATCATATTCTACATTTGCAAAGACGCGATCATCGATTGTAACTGTAGAATGAAACTTACCGTTTGTTACAAACTCTACCCAACCAGCACGTTGCTCTGCTCTATTAGAATTAAATACAGACATTGTTCCATCGTTATTTACAATAAAGACATAACTTTCTGATCTAGATAAAGCACCATAAAGAGTATTCATTTCTATTGGTGATTTTATAAGATGCGAAGAAATAGTAGAAATTGGATTAGCTACATATGCAGCTTCACTATCGCTAAACAAATACTCTCGAACAATCTGTCCACCCTTCTGAACAAAGAGAGTTGCACCATCTAAGATTTGAGGTCTTGTAAATCCAGAGCCAAAAGGAGTCTGTCTTCTTACCTGTGCATTAGTTGGGGTAATAGGTTGATTCTGAAATGCTGGCACAAACATTTCAGCAGAAGCTGCAAAGATCTGTAGATCTCTGTTTGAAACAATATGTCGTATCTGTTGTATTTCACCAATAGCAGCAGTTAGTTGTATAGACTCATTGTCTTTAGCTTCACCAACATCAAAGTTGTAATATGATGCTATCTTACTAAACCAAATACTATCTGGTTGCCCAAGAGTTCCAGCAAATACTAATCTGTTTTCATGAAATGTAACAGCAGCTGGAAACCCTCGAAGAGCAGAATATGATTGTTCTTCCCAACTAGTTGTTGGTGCATGAGTAGTTACACTTGGAGTACCACCACCCAAAGCAGAATCATTAGCTGAACCACCAGCGGTAAAAGTAAATACATCATCACTTATAATACCAGCAACAGTTCTTGAGCCATTTAAATTACTAATACTTATACCACCAACAGTATCACAATTTGAAAAGATTATTGAGTTGCCCACAGACATACCGTGATTTACTAAAGTAACTTCTACTATATTTGATCCATTATTTGTTCTTAAAGAATCTGGACTTAGTTTTACTTTAAGAGAATCAAGTATGTCACCTGTTGCAACGGTTGAGCTTGTGACACCAGTAATCTCTATCTCTTGACCATTGTATCTAACAGTTGTGCCAATATGCTTAGAAGGGGATGTTGTATCCCAATAAGCTGCACTTGTTGTAAGAGTAACACCAGATCCACTTGATGCTGATGGATCTAAAGTTACTCCAGCACCTTGGAATGAAAAATATGGTTGATAAATTTTCTTATTGTCAGACTTCTGATCAAACTGAAACCCTTCTATTTGAAAAGTAGTAAGACCTGTTCGAACAATTTGTTGAGGTGCAAATGTTTGATGTGCAATAAACATAACATCACCAGCTTGTGCAAAAGTATATTCATGCAAAAACTCATCATCAAATTTTAGTGCAGCACTATTAATATCTGATGTTATTGTTTGTATTAGAGATACAGCACCACTTATTGGATTTATTTGAAAGACTCTTACTTTAGCATTTTCTAACGAAATAATATATCTTTCATCATCAGAAAATATAAAAGGTAACAGTCTACATTGCTGCACTTTTGTTTCATCTATAGTTGTATCAAATTGAAATATTTTTTGAAGGCCAGATCTTTTAACAACTCCACCTTCAGATCTTATAAAAAAGTTTTTAACTCTTTGTGCAGATTGATTGTAAACAGGAGAATCTGTTCTTGAATATAAAGAAGGACTTACTTCACCAAATGCAAAGTTTGTTAGTGGTACTCGTACTTTCTGCATTACGTTCGCCTATTTGTAATAAACCGACTTGTTGAAAGTTTCCTTGTTGTTTGTTGTTGAGCATCTAAGTTTCTTGCTCTCATCATCGATGTTGCTGCTTGTTGAGACATCAACTGTGCAAGGTTTTGATCTCTTGCCAAACTAACTGCAAATACAGATGCTAACTCATATTCAACAGCAATAGTAAAATATGAAGGCCAACCTTGTTCGTTTGCTCTAAATGTAAAGTCTAATACTAGTTCTGAACTAGCAGCCTCATTACAAAATAATTTATCACCATATGTTTGATATTCTATAGGTGTGTCATTAACAGTTACAACATGTGTCATTAACCAACCGCTAGGCAGTTGATAAGCAGAATCAAATCTTCCTGTTGGTGGATCTGATAGCCTGTTTAATACAGATTGATTAGTTGCAAATCTCCATCGAGTATTTAACAAAGATGATCGAGCAACATCTTCATACATATTAGAAGCAATCAAAGCTTCATTATTACCATCATCAAATGATGTTATAGGTTCAGCACCCACAAGAATTAGAGCGCGACTACATACAGCCACTGGAGATTGTGCTGGTATACTTGAAACTGCCATACTAAATCCTCAAAGAAAGGTGGGGCCGAAGCCCCAACCTATTAGTCGCTATCGGTTTCAGCTACTGCCGTACCATCAGATACGTCAACAACAGTACCAGTATTTGATAGAACAGTAACAAAACTTGTTGTTGGAACATTAGTATCGCGAACGATAATTAAGTCACGAACATCAAGCATGTTTGCTGCACTATTAAAATAGCCAGCTGTGTTCACAGTTGCGATAGCATCAGCAGATGTATACATCCACAAGCTACCGTTTGAATCACCACCGACACGAGTTAGTCCACTTGAAGCAAAAGCCATTTTCTAACCCTCCTAGTTATTATCTAGCAGTTCGTACATACCATTGTCATCAATGACAACAGAACCCATTGACATCATTGATGTCGCTAGGTGCGATACTTTTTCTGCTACATAGTTTACTTCGGTCTGAACATCAGAGTTCACACCAATACCAACTGCTCTCATGTGATAAGCAAAGTTTTTACCACCTGATACAGCTGAAGTTGAAAAGATCTTGAAGCCCAAGAACTCTTTCATTGTCATACCGCCAGCAAACGGTAAGTTTTGTGGTCCAACAAAATCACTTGAAGCAAACTCTGTAATATTAAAGAGATCTGCAAAACCAGCTGGAGACATAGCAATATAGCGTTGTCCATCTTCTGGAATACTTGCTGTACCAAATGTTTCAAAGGTTGACAAAAGATCTGCTTTTTCAACAGCAGAGGATGTGTCGTGAAGCTGAGTTGAATTAGCACCAGCATCCATAGCTGTTGTAATGATCTCATCAGTTTTACGACCCAACGCAGCAGCAGCACTTTCAGCGATAGCTTGACGCTCATTGATATTAGTTTTCAACTCATCAAGTTTATCAATGTACTCAGCTGCATAGAAGTCAGCCATTGTTACTTCCACATTAGTGTGTGCAAGTTCCATTGGTGTAACATTACCGTTACGCGATTTTGTTGAAGCTGATCCAGTTCCTATTTTCTGGAATCGAGCCACATTGCCTGACACATTCGTAGAACGAATGGTATTACGCAGTTTTGAACCCATGCGCTGGTATGCAAGATGCACATCGGTTTCGAACTGCTTAATAAAGGCTTGGTCTATTGTATTAGCCAATTTCTTTCTCCTAAATTAAGTTACGGGCATCTTGGGTATCTGCTTTACATCCTCAATGAAGGTATCCAAATGGGCTTCTCAGTGTATCACAGGCCTTGATATTTTATGTGAAACACAATTTTGTGACGGATTGCAACGCACAAAATCAACATATCGCACATTTTTCCAATCGCTAAACCCAACAGGATGAAAGCCTAACCATACTGCCCAGTTCAACATTGACTCATATTCTTCTGCTATTTGCATAGATAAATCTTCATATGACTGATCTAAGAATGATATTAATAACTTAGATCCTCGCGCCAATCCTTTGAAGTTTTTTGTTACATGTTTTGTAAACAATGCAAAGAGTTGTGGTGGATCTTCAGAGAAAAACACACCACTTGCCATCATAATATTCCAGTCTTTATCTCTTACAATATAGACTTCAGAATCTTTTTGCAGATCTTGCAAAGCTTCAAGAGAGTTAGAATAACCAAGATTAGAAAGTTCTCTTTCTGTTTCTGGATGCAGTATAGAATATATTTCTCTTATATGATGTTCATAAAAGGGGGTCATATAATACGACCCACTTTGTAATATCTTTACTTCATCCATAAAGTTTTTTGAAACCTTCATCTACTTGCTTTACAAAGTTCATATCACGTTTTGCTGGCGACCAGTAACGCTCATCTCTCATCATTTCAGTTAACTCTATTTCATTAAAGTTTGATGATATGTTAGTTTGTTCTGTAACACTTGGGTCTTTGATTGCTTCCATAATAGCTTCGAGAGCAACAATACCATCTGCACTTTCGCACATACGTTCTATTGCTGGCAAAGCTTCTTCTGGAAAAAACTTATTAGCAAAGAGAGATGCAGCTTCTATTCTAGCGTCAGAGTTATCACCCAATCGTGCAGCTTCAGCTTCTATATCATTATCATCACCCATTCCATTCATATACATTTCAATACCTTTTTGAAATTCTTCATGGGTATATCCATTAGAATGACAGTGATCTGCCCAGTCTTTTAGCATATCACTTTCTAAAGCTTCTTCTTCATCAATAAAATCAGGGAGTTCATACTCACCAGCAGATGCTGGCACACCTTCAGATGCCTGTTCATTTAGTTCATCCATAAGTCTAGATCGAACATCATCTTCTTTTTCACCAAGCTTTGACTCTAAAGCTTTGTATGCTTTACCTAAATCAGCTGGATCATTAAACTTTTCTGGCAACCATTCTGGTCTTTCAGATGTTTCAGAAGTTACACTATCAAC